AGCTTTAACTTGTTAGCTTCAATAGATCCTACTGATTGACGCAAATTACCGCTTAACGTAAGCCCAGCGTTAACAACAACAGAAGCAAAAATAGGGTTATCATTTTCTGCTGTTAAATTATTTACGTACTCATCCCATGTCGTCATGTGTTTATATTTGTTGTTGGAGTTTGTCTTTCAATTGCGTATATAACAGATATTTCTTTAAGTGCTATTGATTTAATACCAGTAATGCTTATATCAATTTGAGAAGA